CGTTCAGTGCGTGAGCAACTGTCTACCTTTTACAAAGGCAACAACCGTTTGGAAAAAGAACTGCAAATCTTTGCAGACGAAAGCCAGATGGATGCGTACCTGAAAGAAGCCTCTGCTTTGACCGCTGGCGGTGATGGCAAGGGTGGTCGTACTGGCTACGATCCAGTGTTTGCTGCTCTGCGTTTGGCTAACCCTATGCGTGGTCTGTCGCGCACTGTGGCTACTGATGGTTCTAGCTATCAATTCCGTGTCAAAACTGGCAATGCTGGCGTTGCATGGGGTTATACGATTCAAAACAACGGCGCTGATACAACTGAAAATACAAGCATCTGGCAGTTGGTTTTGCAAGACTTGAACGTTCAGTTCCCAATCCGTACTGCTGCTTTGGACGACATTGACGGTTTGGAAGCCAACGTGGTTGACGATATGCTGGCTGAGTTTGCTCAAGCCGAAGCTCTGTCAATGATTCAGAACAATGACCAAGCTGCTCAATCGGGTACTAACCCTTACGGCGGCACTAACGGTCTGCGTGGTCTGGATCAGTACGCTGGTTCTAATGCCACTTATGCTGGCGGTACAACTTCTGCTGCTGCTTTTGGCACATCTGGCACTGGTTCTTCAAGCGGTCTGCACTCGCTGGCTACTTATGACCAGATCACTACTAACGCCAACACTGTCGGTGCTAATAACATCCAGTACAAAGACGTTATTAACATGGTCTACGCTCTGCCACAGCAGTACTGGACACCTAACACCAAGTTTATGGTTAGCCCAATCTTGGCTCAAGCAATCCGTGGTTTGCAAGACACTCCCGGTCGCCCAATCTTCAACTCTATGGAGTCGTTGAATCCTGACGGGATCATTGGTCAATTGCTTGGCTTTGACGTTGTGATGAACAAGTACTTGGACAACCCAAGCCAATCTACTTCTGGTAGTGCTGGCACAACTAGCTTGTACCCAATGTACTTTGGTGATTGGAGCCGTGGTCACACAATCATTGATCGTTTGAACATGGTTATGCGGAGATATGACCAGACACTTCCAGGATTTATAACATTTTTTGGAGAAAAAAGACTTGCAACCTCAATTCGTGATCCAAACGCATTGATTCGCTATCGCTCAACAGGTACAGCTACCTGATAAATCGGAGGGGCGTAAATGCCCCTCCTTTTTGTGCCAATAATTTAGGAACTGTTATGACCATTACCGAACGCATCCTGTCTGGAATTAAGCAAACTTTGGAAACTGGCGATAAAGTCAAGATTGACTTGCGCGAGGCATCTGCTATCACAGGCTCTGGTGACGGGGTTGGTGGTCGTACCTTCTTTGACAACGCATTTGCTGCACTGCGTTTTGCAAACCCAATTCGTGAGATGTCGCGTGTTATCCCTGCATCTGGCTCAAGCGTACAGTTTGTTGCCAAGACAGGTAATGCGACAAACTCTACAAACCCGTTTGGCTACACGTTCACGCCTGACAGCGGCTCGCCAAACATCAACACATCTATCTGGCAACTGCCAACCCGTGTTATTTCTGCTCAATTGCCTGTGCGTTCAGCGGTTATGTCGGATGTGAACTACCTAAATGAAACGCTGGTCGAAGATTTGATGCTGGAATTTGCACAGATCGAAGGCGCTTCAATGGTTTTGAACAATGACCAAGCTGGTTCTACCACCACAATCAACGGCGCGACAAACGGTTTGCGTGGTTTGAATATGTACACCAGTGCTGTTTCATCTGCATTTGGTACAAGTGGCACAGCAATCACCAATGGTATTCACTCCATTGCTACATACACTCAAGCAGCAGCGGCTGTGTCGTATTCCGATATTACCGACATGACCCGTTTGTTCCCTGCTCAGTATTGGAATCTTCCCGGTACTGCATGGATGATGCACCCACAAACAATTCACGAACTGCGTAACCTCGGGACGGGTGGCGCGGCAATTAGACAATTTGCTGAAACTGGCGATGATGATGGCGGTGCTATTGTTAATGTGTTTGGCTTTCCTGTCATTGCGAACCCAAACATCCAAACAACTGGCGCTGGTAACTTCAACATTTATTTGGCTAACTGGCCTCGTTTTGTAAGCATTGCTGATGTAGAAGAAATGACAATTCAAGCAATGGAGCAAACAAGCCCCGGCTTCATTACGCTATATGCGGAAAAGCGTCTTGTAAGTACCGTGCGTGACCCGTTTGCTGGCATCCGACTTGTAGGTGTTTAAACCATGAGCGTTGATAACTATCAATACGCTGCGCCTTTTGGCGCTCAAACGCGCAATCCGTTTAACTATGCAAAGGTTGAACAGATTGGGCGCGATAGTTCCTCGTTGTGGTTGACGCTTGATGAAATGACCAACCAACTCAACTTGTTTGATGATGTTAGTCAAGATACATACATAACAAACCTTGGCATTGCGACAAGACAAGCAATTGAAGACTACTTGGGAATGTCTATTCTTCCTGTGACGTATCGAGTGTATTACGGCTCAGAAAGTTTGGTTGCATCGCCCATTAGTCTTGATTTGCCTGAAGTCAGTCAGAACACAAACCCTGTACAACCCGGTCTTACAATCACTTCTGTTGGTTATTGGGACGATGCGTTTCCTCCCGTGTTCCAAACAATCACAAACACAAACTATTACTACGATCCTTCTGGCAACAAAGTAATTGTCAACAACCTGCCGACAAACATCAACACAGTGATTACTGCGCCAATCATTGTGCAATACACGACTACTGCAAATCCATTGGGGGCTTACCCTGTAATTAAGCAAGCTGGACTGTTGTTGCTCACGCATCTGTATAACAACCGTGCTAACGCAACAGAGACAAAGCTAAAAGACATTCCGTTTGGAGTGACAACGCTTTTGCGCCCGTACAAGCCACTTATCATGTAAATATGTTTTATACCTACGCTCATATTAGAAATGATACAGGCCGAATCTTTTACATAGGTAAAGGAACGGGAAGGCGTATGTATAGAAAACAAGCAAGAAATTCACACTGGCACAATGTTGTTGCAAAAGCTGGTTATGTTCCTATGCTTTTGGCAAATTGGAAAACAGAACATGAAGCCTATGAGCATGAAAAATTATTGATTCAGTGCTTTCAAGGATCTTTAGTTAATCAATCATTGGGCGGTGATGGCAACGATGCAAGTGGCGGTTTGTCTTTTGTCGGAAAAAAACATACAGACTTTTCAAAAGAAAAGTGCAGATTGGCTCATATTGGCAAACCCAAAAGTGAGCAAAGCAAAAAATTAAATGCAGACGCTCACAAGCAAAAAATAAATATTGATGGAGTCGTGTACGATAGCTGGAAGGAAGCAAGCGCCCAAACAGGAATTCCTATGGGCAGCATGAGCTATCTTTTAAAAAAAGTTCCAGCTTCAGGCAAGTGGATTGGACGAACTCTTACTTTGGTGATGTGAAATGGCAATCGCTCGTTTTGAAAACATCAACATCAACAATTTGACTTTTACCAAGTCAGATTTTGGTGAAGGCGCGACTGTCCAAACACTTTGGTTTGCAACTCGCGCAAGAGTAGCTTCGGTGGCAAACAGCCTTAAGATTGCTGATAAGTATCGTTTGTATCAAGACATGATTAATTTCACGCTAAATTACACACCTCATATGAAATTGATAGTAGCAAATCAATACGCTTACTCAATTACATATCGCGGACAAAATTGGCGTATTGATAGTGCGCGAGAATCTGATGATCGTATGACGGTCATGTTTTTGTGCTATCGCAATGATCCAGTTACGGCGGTCTAATGGCAGCACAACTCAATCCTGTCGTTTACGGTAAAGCCATCCAGTACCAACTGGCAAACATAGTCACGCCTGTGCCTGTGTATGCGTCTTTTAACCGCAACTTTGCCACACAACCCAAGTTCATCACTTGGATGTTGCGTAACGTGCATCAGCCTGTATATACGGGAACACAGCAAAGCAACAAAGGTATTGACCGACCTGTATTCCAAATTTCAATCTTTACTCAACAGATTGAAGAAGGATTTACAATATCAAATCAGATTCTGCAAGCCTTGCATGGGTATAGTGGAATTTTGGGCAGTCCGGCAGATGGCTTTTACATTTCTAAAGCTGACGTTATGTGGCTGTATAACAGTTATAACGATGAGGAAAAAATGGCGCAAATCTTCTTAGATTGCACCATTGACATCCCGGCGTAAAACAAGACAATTGTTCAACTCTTAAAGGATACTCAAAATGGCTTTACCAAACAAAGTTCTTCCCGGTTTTAGCGCGGCTTTGTACGCACAGCCGGGAGCCACCCCAACTCCTTTGACAATTACACAGTTGTCCTTGGTCGCTAGTGTGTCTCCTTTGGCTGTAGTTGGCAACCTAGTTCCTGTCGAAGCAATCCCTGCTTTTGGCATGGACGATGCTGTAGCTAGTTTCTCTGTAGCTGGATCGCGTCAATCTGACAAGATTCCGGTTCAGGCTGCACCAACTTCCATGACCATCACTGCTGCATGGAACCCTGCTGACACCAACTTGTTGCTGATGCGTGCTGATGCCTATTCTGGGGTCATTGACCGCACTTTCATTGTCTCGGCTACCGAAGGTGCAAACATCGTCTATTACGCCTTCAACGGGCGTGTAGGTCAGTTCCAAGTGGATGCCGCTCCCGGTGCAGAAGCCAAGGCTACATTTACCATCCATCCCCGTGGCAATCAGTACGGTTGGTCTAACAACGCTTAAGGAGTCATCATGGCTATCCCTGCAAAAGTTCTTCCCGGTTTTGCCGCATCGTTGTGGATGCAATCGGCTGCGACTCCAACTCCATTGACAACAGCTAACTTGTCTGTGTGGGTTGCTCAAGTAACCACTATCGTGGGCACTTCAGCCAACGGCACTGGCGCATCTGGTGTTGCTGTGCCTGTCGAAGCAATCCCTGCCTTTGGTATGGATGATGCGGTGGCAAGTTTCGGTGTGGCTGGTTCGCGTCAAAGCGACAAAATTCCTGTGCAAGCGGCTCCTACAAGCATGACCATTACGGCTGCTTGGAATCCGTCTGACGCAGCCTTGTTGCAGATTCGTGCTGACGCTTACTCTGGTGTTGTTGACCGCACTTTTGTGGTTGCAGCAGTGGAAAGCACAAACACAATTGCTTATGCGTTTAACGGGCGTGTGGGTCAGTTCCAAATTGATGCTGCACCCGGCGCTGAAGCCAAATGCACATTTACTATTCATCCACGGGGCAACCAGTACGGCTGGTCGAACAACTGATGAAACTCTCAGACGCAATTGAGGTAATTGTGACCAGCTACGGCGACATTGATCTTGCTGCCCGTGGCATGGTGGTTGACGCTGACGAGCTTGCAAAAGCTACAGCGCAACCAGATACAGCCGAAGCAATTGCTTTGGCTTTGCTGAAGAAGTACAACGTGACTGCTCCTGTAGTGGTCATTGAAGAAGTTGCACCAGAAGTTCCACCAGACACAACAGAGTAAAAAAACATGATAGTAAAAGACAGCAACGACCTTCTAAACTTCCTTGTATCCCAATCCGATTCTTCAAAGAATTGGTTTGGGTTTCAACAGCAGAGAATTACAGCAATTTCTCTTGCACACGAAATTGCAAAAAATTATGCTGATAAACTAACTCCTGATGAAGTGGTGGATTACGCCATTGCCATCAATGAGTCGATTTACCACAAGATCATCAAAGCTACACGATAAACCATGACAAAACTCACATCTGCCTTTGGCGAAATCTCCAATCTGCGTACCAAGTCTTTTGAGCTTGCTGGATACAACTTCAAGGTTCGTGTTCCGCTGACAAAAGAGCTTGATGCTATGCAAGAGCGCATTGAGAAGTTTGACCAAGCCGAATACCAAAAACGCTTTGACAAGATGACCTCATCTTTTCGCACTGGCACTTTTGATGGTGTTGTAGTGACGGAAGATGATGTGGTTGTTGAAGGGCGCTCTACCAAAGAACTGGTACAAACCATCTTGCAGATGGAAAACCGAATGGTTGAGTACATTAGGCTGTTAGTTCCTGTAAATGGAACGCTTGATGAAATCACTTATGAAGACATTGAAGCTGAGTGGCCCACTGCCGTTCAGTTGGAAGTCCTTGCCAAAATCTCTGAGGCAATTCAGCCCGGTTACAAGGACTCTCGAAAAAACTAATTTGGGACATTCACCTGCAAGCCAGAGCGTATGTTTACGCTCATGGTGGGTGTCCTGATGATGTTCCTGTAGACGATATGCGGAATATCGAGATTATGTTGTCGGATGGTATGTTAGGAAACAAAGCTATTTTGCTGGCTTTAAGTTCCTTGACCACAGGCAACTTAAACTCGAAAATACAGAAGACGACAAGACCGTTTACGATGAAAGATGTTCTTCCATCAACGCACGAATACATTGTCCCGCCGCTGACAAAGGAACAACAGCAAGAGCAAGCCAACAAGCAGTTGATGGCGTTCTTGGCTACTAGACCGGGTTCGGAGGCTTACCTGAAAGAGTAGCATGGCTTATGTTCCTAAAAGCAAGTCTGTCAAGCTAGAAGGCTTTGCTGAGTTTGAGCAACAGCTAAAACAAATGGCTGAAGGCTTTAGAGGGGACTTAGTTGCCAGAAACACACTTGTCCCTGCTGCCAAAGCTGCAATGCAATCAGTTTTAAATGCCGCAACAACTCGCGCTCCTGTTGGCGATAAGCCTAGAGACGGCAAAAACCCAATTCACATGAGAGACACTATTCGTTTGGATGCTCGTATCCCTAGCGAAAAAGACAAGCGAAGTGACTATGTAAATGAGACTGACGGTGCAATTGCCGTAGTGTCTGTCAAAAAAAGTGCTGTGTCTTTGGCTAATGAATTTGGCACATCAAAAAGACCAGCAAAACCTTTTCTACGCCCTGCGTTGCAAGAGAACATTAATAACGTGCTTACTGAACTAAAATCTGCCTTGGCTGTCGGAATAACTGAATACGCCAAAAAACTGGAACGCCGGAGAAAATAATGGCCTCACAAAACATTGCCCGACTTGGTGTTGTCCTTGGCTTGGATACGGCTGAATTTACTGCGTCTATTGACAAAGCAATTTCCGAAAATGCCAAGCTGAAAAATGCAATTCGCAGAGATACAAATTCTGCTGCTGGTGAATTAAAAACATTGATTCATGCAACAGAAGACTATGGCAAGGCACTTACAAAAGTAGAGTTGATCCAGCGTGAAGTTACCTCGGGTAAGTTCATGAACGCTACAAAAGACATGAAAGATCGGTTGTTGCAGCAAGCTGCTGCTTACGACAAGATTGCTGGCTCTGCAAAGAACGCTGCTGGTGCTACGTTTAAGATGAACGAGCAACAGAAAATCAACCTGACTTACCAGACCACTGACTTCTTTACTCAGATTGCTTCTGGTCAAAGCCCGTTCATTGCTGCCATTCAACAGGGCGGTCAATTGAAAGATACGATGGGTGGCGTGGGCAATATGTTCAAAGCCATTGGGTCTTTGTTTACCCCGTTTAGCGTTGGCCTTGGTTCTGTTGCCATTGCTGTTGGCTCTGTTAGTTATGCCTTGTACAAAGCTATTGACGACTTAGATAAATTCAAAGATGCAATGACTTTGACGGGTGGCTTTGCTGGACTCACTTACGAAAGTTTGTTAAACCTTGGCAATGTACTGTCAACTAAAACAAACGCATCTATTGGTAGCGCACGGGACTTGATGCAGCAGTTAGCTGCAAGTGGCAAATACACAGCAACATCTATTGAGGCTGTTGGTGAAGTTATTTTACGGTTCTCCAAGATTGCTGGAGTTGATGCAGCCAAAGCTGCTGAAACTCTTATTCCATTGCTGGATGGAACAGCAAGTTCTGCCAAGCAGTTAAACGACAAATATCATTTCCTGACGCTTGAACAATACAAGAACATTGAAGCGCTTGAAAAGCAGGGCAAACTTCAAGAGTCTGCAAAATTGCAAGCCAATTTGCTTAATGAGAGTTTGCAGTCAACACAGCGTCAACTTGGTACTTTGGAAAAGGCTTGGCAAGGTGTTGCTAACTTTGCATCGCAAGCATGGGATGCCATGTTAGGAATTGGTCGTGAAGATGGAGTTGAAAGAGCAAAGCAACTTGAAAAAAGCATTAACGACATCACACAGCAGATAGAAGACAGACGCGCCAAGGGCATGAAAACAGGCTCACAAGAAACTGCCTTGAAAGCATTTCAGGTTGAGCTAAATGCAATTGTTAGCAAAGAGATGGCTGCTCTTAATGCTGCTGAAGCAAGAGCAAAGGCAGCAGAGGCAAATCAAAAGGACATTAAAACTTATTCTGGTGCTGGTGGCGCTGCAAAAGAAAACGAAATCAGATTGGCAATTGCAAAAGCCATTGCAAACAATGAATATCTTATTGCCATAGAAGGCGCAAATGAGATACAAAAAGTTGAACTAGAGGCTGCAAAAGAATTGCAAGAAAAACGCCTTGAGTTTAGCAAAAAGTCTGATGAAGAAAAGCGAGCTTTTGGCGGTTTGCTTGCTAGGCAACTTGACGCTGAAATTTATACGCTTGAATTAAAACGTGACGAAAAACTAAGAGCAATAAAAACAAAAAATATGCTTATTGGTTTTGCTGAAGAAGAACGACTAAGAAAAGAATCTGATGATGCGTTTGTTGCTGAAGACAATCGCAGGGCTGCTATTCGTACCGCTTCACAATCGCAAACCCGTGAACTTGAATTTCAACGAGAGTCGCTTGAATTGAAATATCAATTGATTTACGCAACAGAGACAGAGCAAAGGCTTGCTCAGATTTCTTTGGAGTACGCAAGAAAACGCAAGGAAGTTGAAGAAGGCCCAGACAAACAATTTAATCTTGACCAAATTAATCGTCAAGAAGAAATGGCAAAGATGTTTGTGACTATGCAAGAGTCTGCAAAACGCACACAACAAGTGTTTGACAGCGTGTTTGGTAACTTGTCTTCTGCCATTGACAACTTTGTAAAAACTGGCAAATTAAACATGAAAGATTTGGCTCGTAGCATCATTTCTGATTTGATTGCCATCCAGATGAAGGCGGCAATGTTGCGCTTTCTTGGTGGTATGTTTGCAGCAAGCAATCCAATGACTATGAGTCAAATGGATTTTGTAAATGCAAGCGGCGGTAGACCGTTTGCAAATGGCGGTGATCCTCCTGTTGGAAAAATAAGTTTGGTAGGCGAACGTGGGCCAGAATTGTTTGTACCTCGCACTGCCGGAACAATTATTCCAAATCATGCTTTGGGCAACATGGGAAGCACCACCAACGTGACAAACAACTATATTAGTGCCATTGACACCAAATCGTTTGAAGACAGGCTTCTAGGCAGTTCTAACGCAATTTGGGCGGCTAATCAGTATGCCAACAAGTCATTGGCAGTTAACAGGGGTCGGGCATGAGCTTCCAAACAATATTTGAAAATCAAGAGTCCATGACGGTAAACAACCGCCGCATGGTTGGTCAGCAAGTTGCTAGGTCAGGCTTTATCACCGTGGCTCAGTACCTCACGGCTGTGCCTTGGGTGTTCACGGTTTCGCCTAACAACTATTTGTACTA